TTCACCGACGATAGCCAAGCGTACTGGTACCCTAGCGTCTTGAACACCGAGAGCGAGACGTCGTGCGCACCGTACAGGTTGAACACGCTGCCCACAGGGCCGAGCTCCTGAAGCATCGACTGCCCGTGCACACAGTCCCACCCTTCACCCGACGGGCACTGATGCCAGCTCGGATGGTCGGGCCACGCCGAGACGTGCATGGCGAACGTGCCGTTGACGTGCGGGTCGCGGTGCCGGATGTCCATCCTGGCCCCCGTGATGCGCTTGCCTGCGGCGAGGTTCTTCTGGTGCGCGTCCTTGAGCGCGTCGATCCAGTCGTACCGCGCGGGCACCCCGTCCGGCTCGCAGAAAAAGATGTTCTCGCACATCGCCCACTTCTTGAGCCAGCGGCGATAGCACTCCTCGGCGACGCCGGCCCACAGACCGAAGCTGCCGTCGGGATGCCCCACGGCCTCGCGCTTCGAACGGATCACCGTGCACGGGAAGCTCCTCGACACGTAGTCGATCACGTCCCGTGTCTCCAGGTCGATTTCGCAAGCTGCGACCTCGGTCTTGTACACGTCGAACCGCGGGCAGAACGCGAACAGCACATCGTCGCGCAGCCGGGGCTCGATGTCCGCGCACAGCTTCGCGACCTCGAACGCCCGCGCGCGGTCGCCTTTCCAGAACTGCAGGGCGATGACCATGGGCAGGTTGTTGTGCGGCGTGCGCAGCTGCCGAAGGTGCCACTCCGTCACGAGGGATGCGGCGACCGTAGCCCCGAGCGGGTGGTGCTCGATCATGTGCCGCGCGCGGGTCTCGTCTTCGCCGAGGTGAAGGTGGCTCTGCGAAGGTACAAGCACCTGTGCTGCGAAATCTACTGCGTCGGTCATGTGGTTGGTTTGCACCTTCCATGGTAAGCGCGAACTGAATCGACGGCACTGCCGTCCAGCTTACTTGAAACCACCAGCCAAGCCCCGAAGTCCCCCGCTGTAAGCTTTCCGCATGCAGCACACCGCTCGCCGTGCACTACACAGAGATCCTTCGAACCCCAGCGAGTGCATGTGCACCGCCCACGGTAGTCTGCGATCTTCTTCGATGCCCACCGCCAAGCACAGCGAAGTCTGTACCACGTCAATAGGTGCCACTCACGCAACGGCGTGTTGCCGAACGTGGGGATTGCACCGATGTCACGCTCACCAAACAGGTTCACTTCCTCAGCTTCCCCGTCTTGAGCATCTCGGCGTCGACGTAGAGCTTGACGCCCGTCGAACCCTCGCCCTCGAAGATGGCAAACCACCAGCCGTCGTTGGTCTGCGTGTACGGGGCCTCGATGACGATCGGGTTGAGCCGCGCGCCGGGCTTGAGTCCCAGCTGGTTGATCGGGCGGTCGGGCACCACGACGCCTTCATAGACCTGTCCGGGGGCGATGCCGTCCGGGTCATTCAGCAGGTTGACCGCATCGCTGAGATCCTTCTCGATCTGCTCACGCTCCACCATCACGGGTTGCGGGGTGTCTTGCTTCTTTCCGAAGTACTTGTTCTTGGACATGGTTCACACCACCTTGAGCGGAGCACCGGGGTGCAGGATGTGCTGCTCTTCGGGCAGCGACGCCTCGGCGTGTTTGAGAAACTCCACGTAGTCGTAGCGCCGCACTTCGCCCGCCAAGGACATGCCGCCCATGCGTGGGGCCTGCGGGTTCGACTTCGTGTCCACCCACTGCACGCCAAGGAAGAACACGACGTCGCACAGCTCGGGCGGCAGAGGCTTCCCGATCTCGTGCACCACCTGCGCGGGCAGGTTGTTCTTCGCGAGCATCTCGGCATGGGCCTTCAGCTCGTCGGGGGCTCCCTCGGTGCCGGGCATGACGAAGAACACGTGCCGCTTCTTCTCGACCGACATCTTGATCTCGACGGCGCCGAAACGGTCAGGCTTGGGGAACGTCGGCATCGTCGCCGACATCAGGGTCGTGATGTTGTGTTTGCTCTCACCCATGGGTCTTCCCCTCCAATTCTGCAACCCGAGCTTCGAGTGCGCGGATGCGATCTCCAGCCTCGCCAATTGCAAGCCGAACGTGCCCCGCAGCTAGCTGAAGCTCCAGGTGGCGCACGTCGAGCGTCAGCCTGGCAAGCGCAGCCTCGGCAGGGAACAGAGATTCCATCGTGCGCAGCAGCTGGCCCGGGTCTTTGGGCTGGTCCTCGAATCGTGCGATCAACTCCTTGTACCTCGCGGTGATCTTGTCGGGAGTCTCGACTGGTTTGCTGTCGCCCATGGGTCACTTCGTCCAATCGAGCTTGAGGTTCAGAGTCCTGTGCACCTTGTGTTCCGTGTTCGGGTACAAGCCGTTTCCCTGAGCCAGGTGCTTCGGCATGTCGGACGACAGGCTCATCTCGACGTCGGGGTCTTCCACGCAGAACTCGACCGTGCCCTGCTCCGTCTTGATTTTGATCTCCACGACCCTCGTCTTGCTGATCAGCTTCATGGCCTCGAACAGGGTGTCGACGCTGGAGTAGTGGAGCTTCGGGGCTGGTATGCGCTCAGAGATGACCTCGACACAGCCAACGACCGGATACGCGCGTACCTCTCGAATGCCGAGCGCGCGTGATGTCTCGCCTTCGCACACTCTCAACACAACGTCGGACTCCCGATGCTGATTGAGTAAAAACTCCAGTATCTCGCGGACCTTCATCCTGCTCTCCTCTCATCCGACGAGAACGACCGCGCGCTGCTTGCCCAGAATTGCGACACCCCAGGGGCTGGCACGCGGCCGATCACGTCGGACGATGTCTGAAGGGTGTCGCATGCCCACTATGCAACCACGCAGCGGGGCGGGCGTCAAGCCTCTTGCTGCTCGGCCTTCGGCACGCCGGGCTTGACTTCTGCCCCAGGCTTCGGTGCCGTGGGCAGCGCCTCGGCCAGCTTCACCGAACGCTCGTCGGCCTTCTTCGCCTTGTCGACGATGTCCTTGGGGAGGTTCGGGTTCTTCGTGCGCAGCTCGACGGCGCACGCTTCGCGCGTGACGGTGCCGTTGCGCAGGTTGATCTCGTCGGTCTGCGCACGCTGAAGTCCGATGCCCGCCTCTTCCCCCTCGGAGAGCTGATAGAGCGGGTTCCACTTGGACTTATAGTCATCCGGCATATAACCCAGCGCCGAGCGCACGAGCACCTGATCCAAGCGCTGCATCTGCGGGGTGAGGTTCGACGCCTGCCGGGCCTTGATGTGCTTATTGTAGTTCTTGGCCTGGCTGTCGCCGTCGGTGTTAAGCCCGCTCGGGGCCTGCCCGAACAGACGGGTGAGCGGCACGTCGGCCGCACCCGCAACGTCGAGGGCGAAGCGGTCGGCCAGCTCACGCAGCCCCGCGAAGGACAGCGGCTTGCGATCGAAGTTCTCCTTGTCCTTGTCGATGACCGCGATGTTGTAGACGGACATCATCATAGCCAGCATCGCGTACCGCTGCTGTGCGACCGCGGTGCCGTCGGCGTCGGCGAGCTGCTCAACCAGACCCTCGGCCCCGAAAATGTCGGTGCTCGCCTTCTGCACGAGCTGCCGGCACGCAGACATCAGCTCGTCGTACGCCGTGAGCGAGCGGGCGATGACCTTGTAGATGCTGTCGTCCCACATCGCGTTCTTCTGCCACTCGATCCAGGGCAGCTCGACGCCCCCGAACCGGATACAGCGGGACTGGTGGATCTTGATGGACACGTCGGACAGGTAGTAGAACTCGGGCAGCCCGAAATTCGGGTCGTCGAAACTCTGGTTGAGGTACGGCACGAACAGCGACGAGTCCTTGCTGTAGTCCCGCTTGTCGGGCGGGGTGCCGTACACGCGCCACCTGTCGTAGCTCACGAGGTTGATGAGGTCGCCCTTCTTGATCTTCGTCACGTCGAGCGGCTCAGCCAACTGCTCGCGCCGGGTCTGACCCTTGACGATCATGACCATGATGTCGCCGCCGTAGTGCCGCCCCCACTTCGCGTTCGAATGCACTTTCGCAGGCACCTGCAAACGCTCCTCTTCCTTCTCGATGTCGAAGATGCCGTCGTCGTCCTGCGACCCGTCCCACATCGGCTTACGCCATTCGCAGGTCATGTCGTCAACAATGCAGTCGCGGACCTTCGCCCCGAGCCACGAGCTGCGCGCAAGGGCATCGCACTCGTATCGGTTGAGTCCGATCTCGGCCATGTATCGGCTGCGCGTGGTCTTGTCGTGCGACGTGCCCATGCCGGTGAGGTAGTTCATGAGCCCATCGCCGGCCATGAGCGCGCGGTTCGTGGGGGACAACGCCGTCACGGGCTGCGCGTCGACGACGGTGGGAGTCTTCTTCTTTCCAAACCAGTTGAACATGATGGCGTCCTTTCACACGACGTCGAAGATGGTCGGGCCACGAACCCCCGACAATACGCGATAGCCTGCCTCGTCGTACACGTGATCCTCTGCCGTCGTGTCGACGTCGTCCATGTCGTCTTCATCCCTCGGCAGCGAAGGCACCGTCTCACGGAACGCGTGGCAGTTCTCCGTCACGTAGAGCGCGGGGCCTTCCTTCGTCTTCGCGGCCAGCATCCTGTCACGCATGAGCTGCAAGCGAATGCGCCGCGACCCAGGCTTCTTGTCCGACAGCTCCCAGCGCACACCGACCTTGGCCATCTGGCTCTCGATGGTGTCGCTGTCCGCGTTCGCAACGTCGCGGATGCTGTTGTCCGCGGGGCCGGGCCGCACGTGTCCTGAGATCCACCCATCCGCGCGCAGCTTCTCTTCACGCTCCAAGATGCCGCGTGCAACGTCGCGAGCCCCGAGCTTGAGGCCGACGTTCGAGCCGATCTCTTTCGTGCCGTACCACTCGGCAATGCGAATCAGCGAGCCGCGCACGGGGGTCCAGAACCTGCCGTCGGAGAACTGCAACTCCTCGCCGTTGGCCTCGACCCACCACCCGACGCTGAACGGGTGCGAGCTGCCCCAGTCGAACGAACGATCGAGCTTGAGGTTCTTCGGCACCTTGAAGCGCGGGATCACGTTGTGCGTGCCCCAGACATCTTCGAACGCCGTGCCCGCGGAGATGTTCCAATCGCCGTTGAGCCACGCCATGCGACGGTTCGGATCGGTGATCTTCTCCAGGTCGGCGATGTACTCAGGGCTCAGGTAACGGTTCTCGTGGTACGAACCGAAGATCCGAACCTGGGTCTTCACCACGTCCTCGCGCTTCTGCGTGCGAGGGTTGAACACACGGGTCGTGGTGCGCACCACCTGCCCCGGCGCCGCAGCGTCGATGAAGCGTTTCTTCACCCAGTTGTGGCCGGCGCCGTACGGGTTGGTGGTCGAGATCACGACGAGCGGCATCTCGGGGTTGCCAGGCTTGGGCACGTAGGAGCTGCGGTTGCAGCTCATCATCATGTCGTAAAGCTCGCACGTAGCCTGCTTGGACAGCTCGTTCCACCCGATGAAGGGGTACTCGTGGCCGTGGTAGTTGTTGTAGTCGTCGGCGACTTTCATCTGCCGGAAGAGCAGCTCTTCGCCCGTGGGCCACACCCACTTGAACGAACCTGCATTCGACAAGAACCTGGCTCCATCCCCGAACTGCGGGAACCAACGCTGCGACTTGGACACCAGGTCGTCGAGGTTCTTGTAGTGCCGATCGAAGATCACGCCACGCCAGAACTGGCCAAAGCCCTGGCCCACGAACTGGCGGAAGTACATGAGCTGCACGTCGGTCTTGCCCCACCCGCGCGGACCGTCGAGCAGAATGTGGTGACACCGACAGCGCATCGTCGTGCGCTGCGAGCCAGGCTGCGGCTCCCACACTACTCGGGGCTTCGCCGCCTCGACGTGCATCAGGACTCGCTCGCGGTTTTCTTCAGCTCCGCCTGCTGCTGCATGGCCTCCGCTTCCCACTCCTCAAGCGACGCAGCGGGGGCCGGGACCATCATCACACCGCCCTTGATCGCTTCGCCCTTGGACGTGACATCCGTCTCCGACCTGCCGGCGAAGTCGTCCTTCGTTCCGGGGCGGTGGGTGAGCAGCCACTTCGCGTTGGCATCCGCACGCAGCTTCTCGGCCATCGAAGGGTAGACCGTGCGCTCGTTTGGCTTGCCCTTGTTCACCACGTAGGCGTTCGCTGTGGCCCCGTTCTGCAGGTACGCCACCAGCACCACGTCGGCCGCAGCGGCGAACACCTCGTAGATGTCATTCCACACGCGGAACGGGGATCCTACAGGCTCGGTCTCCTGGGCGCCGCGCTCGGCCCACCTCTCGACCGCACTCCTGGACACGCCGCACGCAGCGGCAGCACGCGCCAGGGAGACCCCCGATCGCACGCCTACCAGCACGCGCCACGCCCGCTCGAAGGTGAACTTCGTCGTGCCTCGAAGAGCGGCGAACGCTTCCCGCTGCGGGGTCGGCGCCCGGTACATGCTGAACGCGATGCCGAGCTCGTGCTTCGCAGTCGCGACGTCCGAATAGTCGATGAACGGATCACCGTCCGACCCGGTCTTGAGTTCGGGGCGCTGAACACGCTTTCTTGTTACTTTGTTGGCCACGTGCGTACTACAATACCACCGTTCGGTACCGAAACGCACTTGTCAAGGAGAAACGAAAATGGCCAAAGCATCAGGGGGACGCGGAGCGAATCCCACCAACAGAAGCGGCATGGGGGGCAAGAGCAACCGCCCCAGTGGGAAGGGCACCAAGATTGGCACCCGCACCAAGGCGCAGGCTGCAGTCGCATCGGGGAACGCGGCAGTCGCAGGTCTGAAAGGTCGTGCCGCTGAGTCCGCCCGGTACAGCACCGGCGCGGGCGGAGGCGGGGGCTAACACCCGTGGCGAGCAAAATCGCGCTCGCCCATGAGAGAGCCGCCAGGGTGTCAACCCTCTCTGGCGGCTCTCTTCTTTTGGGGCTGAGTGGTAAGGACTCGTTCGTCACCCTCGACATCGCAGCGTCGCACTTCAAGCGCATCGTCTGCTGTCACTACTACACCGTGCGCGGCATGCGGTGCCTGGAAGCCCCGTTCGAAGCTCTCGTCAAGCGCTACCCGAACGCCGAGTTGATGTACGTCCCGCATTGGGACCTGGCCAGGCTCATGAAGTACGCCGTGCTGCGCCCGCACCTGAACGCGATGGACAACATGCGCACCATGAAGAAGGGCGACACCGAGGCCCTTGCACGCAAGCGCAGCGGCATCGATTGGATTTCGTACGGGGAGCGCCTGTCTGACAGCTTCGCGAGGCGCCTGTTCTGGCGCAAGCTCGACGGCATCTACGAGAAGGGCCGACGCTGCACGTTCATCCCCGAGTGGCTGGACGCGGACGTCAACGGCTACATGGTGGCGAAGAAGCTGCCACAGCCATGCACGTTCACCGACGACCACAAGCGCAGCTCGGGGTTCGAGCTCACGCCCAACTGCCTGCGATGGCTCAAGCAACATCACCCGCGGGACTTCGAGACCGTGCTCAAGGTCTTCCCCGCGGCCTACGTTCAGACGATGGACATCACATGAAGAAGCAAGAAAACAAGACCGAAGAAGTCAGCAAGTACGAACAGTGGGAGCCGAAGGTCATCTGTCGCAAGGACATCAAGAACCTTCCCAGGAATCCCCGCACCATCAGCGACGCAGCCAAACGCAGGCTGAAGAAGATCATCCAGACCGACGGGCTGCTTGGCCCCGTGAACTACAACCCGCGCACTGGCAACGTGTATGGCGGCAACCAGCGCCTCGCCATCCTCGACGCCCTGGAAGGCAACGACACGTACAAGCTCACGGTTGCGGCGGCCAAGAAGCTTAGCCCCGCACGCGAGCGGAAGGCCGTAACGT